CATCATCACGCTCAGAGCGGAGACGACCGATCGCCGTGTCAAGAACCTCGGCGAGCTCGTCAGAAAGCATCTCGCCCTTCTCCAGCGCATCAATCGCCGCGTTCAGCTTGTCAGACTCGAGGCCCGTAGCCTCCACCAGACCGTCAAGGCTACGCACGCTCGCCGTCGTCGCCTGATACGCAGGAAAGCCCGTCACGATCGACACTTCGTGGAGACGAACCTCGCGCAGTTCGCGCGTCTGCCCATCAGCACTCCACGAATCCCCACCACTCGGAACCGAGAAGCCGAACGACATATCCGCAACGTCGCCACGCCTGATCAGATACGCCATGTCGCGACCAGCAGTCGTATCAGGAAGATCCGCCTCAACCCGAAGACCATGCGAATCCTCAGCGAGGCGCAGCGTCCCGGCACGCTTCGACGCGAGCACCTGCGTCGTGTCGTGATTCACGAACATCTTGATCTCATTCCGCGAACGCAGCGACCGCGAGAATGCGCCAGGCTGAATGCGCTCAATGAACGGCAGCGGCTCAGAATCAGAATTGAAGACAGCGCCATACCCGACAAACGTCATACCCGCGCCAGCCTCAGCATCGCGCAACTCAAAATCATTTACACAGACGCGACGAGTTTCCACACCGTTCTCCATACGAAACAGGTTAGCACTAGGCTCGCTCACCACGCGAGCACGGACAAGATCCTCATTCCGAATCTCCTCCGCCTTCGCATCAAACCACGCGATAGCAGCATCAGGACGCACAGGATCAATCCCCCAAAGATAGAAAGCGACAGCGCCAGCACCCGGAAACTCCTCAAGCTCTGGATCAGTATTCTGCTCTGCCTCCAAATCAACCATGTGACGAGCAGCCCACGCAGACACGCGCACAACCTTATCTTCGCTGATCTGACCCTCAGCCATCAGGCGAGCCTCACGAATCGTTCGCTCCACCAACCCATCACCGCCACGTCCAGCCTCGTAATACTCGAGACCACGAGCAGCCGCATCGCGAATGTACTCGGGCAGCGTCAGATCAACGGCGCGCTCCTCAGAACGCTCAACCATCTCCGGCAACTCGGCAGGATCAACCGCTCCAGGCTCCAGCGTCGTAATGCCAAGCCGCGCATACTCCGCGCGCACATCAGGATTATTCTCGATCGCTAGTTCGATATTCCAAACGTCGAGAAGATCCTTCACCATCTCGCTCTTATACGCGACCTCTGGCATCGCCGAATCACGCATGTAGAGATACTCGGGATCAATGTCGACAGCCTCGAGCTGGGCGATCGTCTCCTCACGACGGCGCTCGCGACGAGCCGTCACGATCAGCACCTCGCCCTCATACTCATCCACAAAGCGCACGACATTCTCAATCGGAGAACCATTCGCGCGAAACAGCGTCTCGTCAATGTCAACGACGATCGCGGCTGGCCCGTCAAGGTTCCGCTCACCACCCGGCTCCATATCCTCCGCAAGCGACACAGCGATCATCTGATCAATAGCGTCCTGCTTCGACTCGTGACACCCAATCGTCGTCAGCGACCCATCAGTCTCCTCCTTGACGGTCGCCCACCCCGAACAATCAGGCTGCGTATCTGTAATGAAGTAAGGCACTCTTACCTCTGCTTCTGGATAATGACGCTGACAGTATCCGAACCCGAAGCAACCCCGAAGAGTGCATCGCCAGGGTAGAGCGTAAACGTGTGCTCATCCTTGCCATCAATGTGAAACCCATTACTCAGTGTCACCGTCGGGCCGCCCACATACACCTGTTGCGCCGACGAATCATTATGCACCGTCACGAACTGCGCCATAACGTCAGGCCCAGCAAGTTCGGTGGCGGCGGTACCTAGCGTCACCTGACGAGTGACAAGACTCACGCCTCATCCACCTGATACGCCGCCGCAGGATTCTCAGGATCAATCTGTGCGATCTGCTGAAGCTGCACACTCGGCAGACCCGTATGCGGAACACTCGGCAAGCCAAGCGCCTCCAGCACAGCCATCGGATCAAAACCGCTCTGGATCATGCGCTGCGCGATCACACTCTTAGTGTTCAGCTCGGTCAGGTTCGACGCGGCAAGATCAACATTCGCAAGCGGCACGCGATTCACATCGCCACCCTCAACCGGCGGCAGATCCTCATACCGACGCACATCATTCACAGAGAAGAAGCCAGCCTGCAAGCCCGTCGAGAATGCTGCGTACCGACTAGCCGTATCACCACGCAGCAAGCCATTCACGTTGAAGGAGAGGAACGCGACGCCAGGCAGGAGCCGCGAATACGAATCCTCGATCTTGACGATGTACGGGCGGAGCGTATGCGTCACAAACTGAATGCCATTCTGCTCCACGCTCGCGTAACTCATTGCGCCAGGCGTCGTGACACCAATCATTGAAGGCGGACACCGGAACGTGCGCGCGATCTCCTCCACCGCGAACTGGCGCGACTCGAGCATCTGCGCCTCATTCGGCTCCACGCTCGTCTTCGTAAACTTCGCACCACCAAACAACACACCCGGCCGATGCGAACGCCGCACCGAACGATGCTGCTGCTCAAACGAGTCGGCAAGATCCTTCGCCTGCTCGCGCGTCAGATTCCCCGGATACTCAATCAGACCACCAACGGTCGATCCCTGACCGAAGAAGAGCTGGGCAAACGCATCAAGCGCCTTCGCCAGTCCGAGCGTGTCCTTTACGAGATCGATGCGGCTACGACCACGCAGCTCGCCCGGCATCCGCAGCTCAGTAATGTGGATCATGTCCTCATAGGCGACGACTTCGCGACCATTGCCGATCACGTACTCGGGACGGCGCGTCACCTTATTCAAGCGAATCTCAACCGCTCGAGGATTCAACACAGCCAACCCGGCGACGCCCTGATCATCCCGCAGGATCCGCGTAAACGAATTGCCATTGATCAGAAGCGACACGAGCACCTGCTGGAAATGCTCCGTCCTGGACACGCCAACCTCGGGCAAGTCAAGCCACGCTGGGCGGGGACGATACGGCGTCCGCGTCCCATCACGACGAATATACGAGTCCACCGGCAGCGTCGAGATGCTATCCGCAATCAGACGGACGCACGCATACACCACGCCAAGCTTCAGCGACTCGTCCTGATTCATCGTCACGCCAGCCGGCGTCGTCAGGATCAAATCATCCCCAGCGCCCCACAGGCTCTGAAAACTAATCGCGCGCTCCTCACTCGAGCCTTGCGCTGGATTGAAGATACGACTAAGCACTAGACCTCTCGGCGGCGATCGCGAACACTAGGAGAAACACACCGAACACGATCAGGCCAGCCGGCGCGAACACAAGCCCCGCGCCCACGCTGACCATCAGCGCGCCAATGAATTCCATTACGAGTATTGTAGCCGCCCATTTAGACACTAAAGAACCCCGGCATGATCGCCTCCTCAGACTGAATAACCGCACCATACGCTGCCATCACCGAAGCCACAAGAGCATCGATCCGCTGCCGCTGCCGCATCTTACTGATCTTCCAACCTCGGTCGCTCATTTGACCGGAACAATGAAGCACGTGGCTAGCGTACTCAGCATCGTCACCCGCGTGACAAATCTGCCCCTCACCAAGCATCGCATAGAACGTCTGATACGCATCAGCCATCGTCGCGCTGTTCTGCGGCATCGTCACCATAATCAGACCCTCATCATCTAGCGTCTGGGCGGATCGCTCAAAGAAGCGCGGATCGTAGAAGCATCCGGCGAGTTCGTATTCGGAAGCGACCCAGCGAATGTACTCCTCGACTTCGCCAAGATCAACGTTTCGGCCCGGCGATGGCGTCCAAATCTTCGCCTCCAGCACGAGCTTGTCATCGTCACGCTTATGCGCCATCACCAGCGCCGTCGAATCATGCACGATGCCAACATCAATCCCGATACTGATCCGCGATCCAGGCTCAATCACCGCTTCGCGATCAATCGCGTTATTCCACCAATCAGCCGGAATCCACGCATTCGCACCAGCAACCCACACACACCCATGCAACTGAAGAACCTCGCTCGAGGATAGTTCCGGGTTAGCAGCCTGACGCGCTAGAAACTCCTCCGTAACCCACGACGCAGGATTAGCCAATTTCATTGCAGCCACTTCAAGGGGATTTTTCGTAGGCGCGCTGTAGTTATAGATCAGCGTCGAAGCGTCCGTATTGCGACTGATCGTCAAGCCAGGATGCTTTTCTAGATTGCCGATCGCTTCGTTCCGATCCAGCATCCTGCCGAGGATTCCCGACTCGCGATCATTCGCATCGCCGGCGGTCGTGATCGTAAATACCTGAGTATTCTTCCGCGCAGCGCCAGCCGTTGTCAGCTGCGCCCACGCCTTCCGCTGACTCGGCTTCGTCCACGACGCGAGCTCGTCCGCAATCACCAGACTCGGATTCCAACCCGCGAGATTATCGCCACTATTCGCCATGCGAATAATCTTGCCGCCACCGTCCGCTCGAGCAATCTCGCCAACATACTCGCGAAGTTGCACCATCTCCATCAGCTCGGGATTCTTCCGAATGAAAGCCACACACGCATCAAACAATCGGCCAGCCTGCTTATCACTCGCCGCAGCGAGCAGGATCTCAGGACTCGTCTGGTCATTGAAGAATCGGTAAAGCGCGTAAGCGGCGAGCATCGATGTTTTGCCATTCTTGCGAGAGCAAATCATTACGATGCTTGCCCAGGCTGGCACAAGCCCATCGGGATCATCCGTCGCCAACGACTCGCCCATAAACTCGAGCTGCCACGGCTCAAGAATCAGAGGCTTCCCCGCGAACTGATCAATGCTTTGGATCAGATAGTTCTCACACCACCACGCGAAATGCTCAACGCGCGAACCAACCGCATACGCCTCCCACCTCACGACGGCTTCGCCAACTTCACAACCGGCGGCGGCGCCTTCCGATCCGGCGACGACGACGAACCAGGCGGACGACCAATCGTCGCCCGACGAATCGCATCCGGCTCCAACTTTAGAGCGCGACCAGCACGCGCAGCATCCTTCTCCGCCTCAGCCAACAACTTCACCAGCGGATGCGGCACCAGAGCACCATTCGTATGCTCATACATAAGCGGACGCCCACGATCAACCCAATCAGCACGCACAAAATCCGCCATATCAACCGCTCGAGCAAACCGCAAAACAGCGTCATAAAAGCGATTAGGCTCCGGCATCGACTCTATCTGAGTGAGCGCAACGTCGAATGCGCGAGCGCCAGAAGTGCCAAGATCGTCAGGCTTCACCACGAGCATTGCCCCTGCGCGAGCAAGTTTCCATCACAGAACCAT